CTCACTCTCCGGGGGTTTGACCAATGGCACAAGTGCCCGCCAATATGCCACCCTCCCGCCCCTCGCGGCAGGAAGCGGAAAGCACAGCAGAGCGCTTAAACAGGTCAGACCCCCGGAACCGTATCTACGGATTCAACCGCGGGGTAGCCGAAGAGGCTTTCCGAGCAACGCAGCAGAGCCACGTTGCTCCTAAGGGCGTTCCAGCACCCACGCGTCTACGCAACCGAGACGTCATTGATGAGTCGTTTGCCGCCGCGTTGCCCATTGCCTCAGGGCGCGGAGAGTTTGCCCGCACAACAAACTACCGTGCAACCTTGCGGCGTTACGGAGAGAATAACCGCGTCACGGAGGCATACGCAGTACTGCAGGACCGGCCTGAAGCGGAGGGCATGGGCTTTGACCAGACCGCTGGCTTGTTCTACTCGCCCAACGATAAGTACCCAAACAGGGCTGCTGACCCCCGCAATCACGAAAACGGCCCCGCTGCCCTTACGGTGCGGCCCACCTCCACCACAAACCCCCGCAGGCCGAGAACGGTTGCTGCCGGGTATGACCGTGAGCGGCAGACCCTCACGGTGGTGTTCCGGGATGGCACCTTCTACAACTACTACAGCGTCGCGTACCAGATGTGGACTGCCTTCAAAGCTGCCAAAAGCAAGGGCAAGTACATTTTCGAGAAGTTGAACTCTAAGCCCCGCGGCTACGCCGATATGAGCTACCTGTCGGAGAAGGCCCAAGAGCTGTTTTACCGAGTCTCTCGGACGAACCAGATTCTGTACCAGGGCAATCAGGGTATCCGACCTAATCGGCAACCGCGGGCGCAGCAAGTCGCGTATCGTCAGGGCAAGAACCCCGCTGCAACTTCGGGCAAGAACCCCGCACAAAAGACCGGACGACGAAAGAACCCCTAGCACAATGCCCGTTACCCACGACTACGGCGTCGACAACAAGTACTTCATTCAGTTTCTGCGGTTTCCCGTTAAGTGGGGAGCTAAGGTTTGGGTACGTGGCTGGACGCAGGAGATAGAAGAGCCTTTCCGCACTTCTGAGCCCATCATCGTGCGCCTGCCACGCCACCGAGCTCTTGCCTTCGGGCGCTGGACAGGGCAGTTACCAGAAGAAGAAGCACTCAACCGGGCCATTCAACGACGGGACCTTACTGATAATGATTTTCACGAAGACAAAGGCTGGACCCCCGCCCCAGACTCGGCTGGAGAAGCGGATAGCGGGTATCCCGACCTCTGAGCTTGCGGTGTGGGGCGAGAATGCCCTCTTTGCCATCGGAAAAAACATTGTGCATGGCAGTCGAAACAACGACGAGGCGATGCTCTCCGAAGCGGAGATGGGTGCTGAGGCACTGCTGGCTATTACACGAGAGCTAAAGCGACGCGCCCGTGAGTTCTGACCCCACCGAAGACGAAGTTCTCGACGGACTTGAAGACCAGTTCGAGGAGATAACCCCGGAGTTCTACGCAGAACATGTCGAGGGAGAAGACTTTGAGGAGGAGCCCGAAGATGAGCTCTCCCGGGAGTTCGTGGCCAAACTTATCGACAAGATAATGGCGTTCATGGTCGTAATGGTCGGCCACGACCTGCATGTCTACCAAAAGCCGCTCGCTCGGCGCATCATCGAATCCATACTCATCAACGACGGTGAAGAAATCACCGCATTGGCGGCACGGCAGTCCGGCAAGACCGAGACCGTATCCGATGTCCTGGCAACCCTTATGGTCATCCTGCCCCTGCTGGCAAGTCTCTACCCCGAATTGCTGGGGAAGTTTAAAGATGGCCTCTGGGTAGGGATGTTTGCACCCACTGAGTCGCAGGCGGAGACCCTCTTTAGCCGCACAGTTACTCGGCTGACGTCCGAGCAGGCGCTCGATGTTCTGGGTGACCCGGAGATTGACGACCAGGCACAGCGCGTCGGAGGAGTAACGCGGATGATTCGCCTGAAGAAGTCCGGCTCGACACTGACCATGATGACCGCTAACCCCCGCGCCAAGATTGAGTCGAAGTCCTTCCATGTCATCGTCATCGACGAGTCGCAAGAGGCCGATGACTTCGTTGTGTCGAAGTCCATCAGCCCGATGCTGGCGTACTACGCCGGGACGATGATAAAGACCGGGACCCCAACTACCTCGAAGAACAACTTCTACCGCGCTATTCAGCTCAACCGGAGGCGGCAGACGGGCCGAGGCGCGCGCCAGAACCATTTCCAGTGGGATTGGCGCGACGTGGCTAAGGTCAACAAGAACTACCAGAAGTTCATCCGCAAGGAGATGCTGCGTATTGGCGAGGACTCTGACGAGTTCCAGATGAGCTACAACTGTAAGTGGCTACTGGAGCGCGGGATGTTCGTGACTCAGACCGCCCTCGAAGCCCTGGGAGACACCAGCCAAGAGGTCGTCAAAGTCTGGCACAAGACCCCCGTCGTCGTCGGCATCGACCCCGCCCGAAAAGCTGACTCTACCGTCGTCACTGTGGTCTGGGTCGACTGGGACCGCCCCGATGAGTTTGGCTACTTCGACCACCGAATCCTCAACTGGCTAGAGATACAGGGCGATGACTGGGAGGAGCAGTACTTCCAGATGGTCAACTTCCTCTCTAACTACGATGTCCTAGCAGTAGGAATCGACGGCAACGGTGTCGGTGACGCGGTCGCTCAGCGACTCAAAGTACTGATGCCCCGTGCGCAGGTCGTTGCACTGACCTCTAGCTCCAGCGAACAGTCGACACGCTTCAAGCACCTCCAGGCGCTTATTCAGCGCCAGGCGTTGTCCTACCCCGCCCACGCCAAGACCCGGCGACTGCGGATGTGGAAGCGGTTTACTCAGCAGCTGACGGACGCTGAGGTCAAGTACCGCGGCAATACCTTCACCGTCGCCGCGCCGGATGAAGCACATGCCCACGATGACTTTGTGGACTCCCTAGCTATTGCCTGCTCCATGACTCGCGATTTGGTTATGCCGGAGATTGAAGCAACAACGAACGTGTTCTTTAGCTGAGCCGACTGTTTAGGCCCCAAAGCCTCCGTCAGGTCGTCAAACTTGGAACAGAGATTGCAGTACTCTCACCTAGCTAAGGAGTTTCCCCATGGGCATTGGCCCCGCACCTATGTTCCCGGAACGCGCACCCCAGACCTACGAGCTCAAGGTTGCCGACAACCTCGACCGCCGCGGACCGCTGCGCTTTGAAGAGGGCCTTGCCACCGACACGGATGTCCCCACCGACTTCCAGACCGGCATCATGAACGGTTTTGCTTCGGCTCCTGGCCGTCCGAACCGCAACGCCCCTGTGTGGCTGAAGTCAGCCGCAGAGACCCTCAGCGAGCGCGCCCACGTCGGTAGCGCCGCCTGGATTGAGGCACCGACCTTCCTTGCGGAGTTCGCACACGGCTCGTTCACGGACTACGCCGAGCAGGTCGTCGAAGTTGTTGCCCGCACCGGTGCCCGCACCGCGCGTCTCAACCCGACTGTCGTCCAGGACTAACTAGCCTCACCGGTCACCCCGCACCCACTACCAGGCGGGCGGGGTGACCCTCTGCTTGGAGGAACCGTGGCCCAAAAGCCTGCGAACGAAAGGCTTTGGGCCAGCCTTGGAGCCCAGGCTCGGGCTAAGTACCAGACCTACCCCTCCCCTGCCGCAAGTCACTGGGTCCACGAGCAGTACGTCAAGTACGGCGGGCGCTTTATCGACACCACCGCGCGTGCCCAAGCAGAGAAGCTCGGTCGTCAGTGGCAGAAACGCAAAGAGGCGATGAAAGCCCACGGCGGCGAACACGCTGCCGCTAAAGACGACAAGAAGAAGTAGCACTACGCCGTGACGCAGATGACCAGCCCCGCGATGCAGAGCTCTACGGTTCACCCCCGTACGCACGTTGGCCAGCCTGTACTGTCGAATATGCGGCGAGCAGCCTGCTTCTCTAGCCCCTACATAAACGAGGTTTTGGCCTAATGTCATTCGCAGACTTCTCACCCCCGTCCTATAGGGCCGCTTCTTCTGACCTCACCATCTCCATTTCCCCCCTGGGCCTTGTCGAGCTGGCGGACGAAGAGTTTGAAGTCCACGGCCCGCGGCTAAACCGGTACTCCCTCAACTGGGCCATGTACTTAGGTCACCACTGGGGTTACCGCCGGGAACAGGGCGAGATGCAGATTGCGGTTAACTACTACCGCGCATTTATCGACTACCTGACTAGATTCACTTTCGGCGCAGGTATCCACTTCCGCAGTGCCCGCTCCACCGAAGCCATTGTCCCTGACCGCCTGAAGCGGGTCTGGGAAGAAGACAACGACAAGATGCGTGTCCTCACGGAGCTGGGGCAGACTGGCGGCATCACCGGAGATGCCTTCGTCAAAGTCGCCTACGAGGAGCCGTGGGTTGACTCCATTGGTCGCATGCACCCCGGCAAGGTTCGTATCCTGCCGCTAAACCCCGCCTTTGCTTTTCCCGAGTTCCACCCCCACGACCGGACACGCCTCCTGCGCTTCAAGCAGAAGTACCGCTTCTGGGGCACCTCGCTCGAAGGCACCCGCCAGGTGTTCACCTACACCGAGATTCTCACCGACGACATAATCGAAGAGTATGTCAACGATGAGCTCATCGACAGTCGACCAAACCCCCTGGGGCTTATCCCCGTTATCCACATCCCCAACATCCCCGTCTCTGGCTCCCCCTGGGGTCTTTCGGATGCACACGACATCATTACCCTGAACCGCGCCTACAACGAAATCTCCACCGATGTGGCAGACATCGTCAACTACCACGCCGCTCCGGTGACCGTTATCGTGGGCGCGAAGGCTTCTAACCTGGAAAAGGGTGCCAAGAAGGTCTGGGGAGGTCTCCCTAAAGACGCGCAGGTGTTCAACCTCGAAGGTGGAGCTAGCGGCCTTGCAGGGGCGATGGAGTATCTTCGGATGCTCAAGACCTCGATGCACGAGCTGATGAATGTGCCAGAGACGGCCCTCGGCCAGATGCAGCCCATCTCCAACACCTCCGGCGTGGCACTGAGCATTCAGTACCAGCCGCTGATGAACCGCTGGTCGCAGAAGACGGCGCAGTACGGTGCGGGCATCGAGCGCGTCAACGAGCTGGTTATGCTGACCCTTGCGGTTAAAGAGCCTGAAGTCCTTACCTACAACCCAGAAGAGGATGGCCCCCTCAAAGATGGCCAACTGACTCAGCTTGACCCCAATGACCCGATAACGTATCGGACCTACACCCACTTCAATGACCCGCTACCCCTCGATAAGCTCATCATGCTCAACGAGCTGCAGATGAAGATGTCGATGGGCCTTGAGTCCAAAGAGGGCGCACTGCGTCTTCTGGGCAACGAGTTCCCGGACGAGAAGCTGGCCGAAGTCCGTAAAGAACTGCGCGAAGACACCGAGGCCGATGGCGCGCTGAACTTGGTCAAGGTCCTCATCCAGAAGACCATTGTGGACCTCACCGGAATGATGCCAGGCCCTGACGGAACCGCGATGCCGATGGACCCGATGATGCTCGGTGACGGGGATGTCCTCGGCGACGGCATCGCTGGCCCCGCCGCGGAGGGCGCGAGCCCCGTCGATGCCCAGCTTGACGGTCTCCTGGGCGGCAGCGAGCAAGAGTTGCGAATGCGTCTGGTTGAGGCTGCGTACGGCACGAAACTTCCTTCTCGCCGCGTAGTTGACAAGGACGAGTAGCTTTTTCGGTGCGAACATGGTTTTAGGGAGACACCTGAACCTGTCTTGGCTTTACTTGTGTCGTTCCTAACTAATAGGTCATGTGATACGTCCTTCGGGGCACTCGGATAACGACCACTCAACGAGAAGAGCACCCATGTCGAAAAACAACGTACTGACAACGGAGAATGTGGAGCCGCAGGTGGCTTCTGACCCCATTACCCAGCTTCCCCAAGCTGTCCCCGCGCCTGAAGCTTCGCCTTTTGGCAAAAGCTTTAGCGTCGAAGACATCGAGCGTGCTCGTGAGCAGGAGAAGCAAAAGCTTTACCCGCAGCTCAGCAAGATGGAAGACGAACTGTCTATCCTCCGCAAAGAGCGGGATGAGCGTGTGAGCCGCGAAGCATCCGAGTCTGAGGCACGCCGCAAGGAAGCCGACCTCGCGGATGAGCGGCGCAAGCTTGCCGTAGAGGAAGAGATGTCTGCTAAGGACCTTCTTCGTCTTAAAGAGGCAGAGTGGCACGAACAGCTGACAGCGGAGCGTACGGAGCGCGAACGCGCTTTTGCTCTTCTGCAGCGTGAGCAGGAGTTCCAGGCGCTGCAAGAACGGCGTCAAACTCTGCTGGCTCGCGAACAAGACAACATCGTTCCAGAACTGTTGGACCTGATTCAGGGCAACACTGTGGAAGAGCTAGAGGCCAGCGCAACAACTCTGCGTGAGCGCTCTGCTCGAATCTTTGAGTCTGTAGCGCAAGCCGCGCAGCAGACTCGCCAAAACATGCCGGGGACCCGCATCACTGCCCCGACCTCTGGACCCCTCGACAACGACCCGGACTACATTTCGAACAACCCCGGAGACATTGCAAATATGTCGATGGCGGACTACGCCAAGAATCGTCAAAAGCTGCTCGGCAGCGCAGGCAACAATCGTGGGCAGGGGCTTTTTGGGTAGTAATACCCACTACCCGTAACAAACAACCTCCCAACCGAAAGGACCAGCCATAATGGCTTCCGCAATTACCGGTACCGGCCAGCTTGCCAGTGCCCCCACCGCCTATTCAGGCAGCAATTCACAACTCTCGCAGGCAATCCAGACCATCTGGTCTAAGGAAATCCTCTTCCAGGCCATGCCGATTCTGCGTTTCGAGCAGTTCGCGGTCAAGAAGACGGAACTGGGCGTCGCGCCTGGTCTCCGCGTGAACTTCCTGCGTTACAAGAACTTTGCTGTCGACCCGACCCCCCTCACAGAGGGTGTTCGTATGACGACCAACGCTCTGACTGCCGAGCAAATCGCCATCACCGTTGCCGAGCACGGCTACGCCGTAGCGGTTTCGGAACTGCTGCTCAACGCCTCGTTCGATGACATCATGGCATCGGCTTCGCGTCTCCTGGGTCGCCACATGGCTCAGTACCTCGACGTGCAGGCTCGCAACACCCTCGGTGCCGCGACGTCGGCTGTCTTTGGTTACGACCGCTCGGCTATCGCCGGTGGCGCGTTCACCAACTACGACGAGGGCAGCCGCGCCACCAGCATCGCTGGTGTGACGGCGAACCACAAGCTGACGACCGGTGCCATCAAGGATGCCGCTCTGACACTTGCCAGCAAGAACATCCCCCGCATCGGTGAGACCTACGTGCAGTTCGTTCACCCGAAGCAGTCGCGCGACTTGCGCTCGAACCCGGAGTTCATCGAAGTTACGAAGTACGCCGCCCCCGGTAACTTCATGCTCGGTGAAATCGGTCGCCTTTACGACGTGGTCTTCATTGAGACGACTCAGGTCAAAAAGCTGGCTCAGGGAACGGTCGTCAACTACGCCGGTCTCGTTGGCGCACCCCCGAACGCTGGGTCGGTGCCGGTTCGTCCGAACACCGCTCCTGGTTCAGGTGGTAACCCCGAAGAGCCCGGTGCCGCTGCTCCTGCAGGCACCACGGTGACCGACGTGTACGAATCCATCATGATTGGTGACAACGCCTTCGGCCACGCCATCAGCCTCCCGGTGGAACTGCGCGACGGTGGCGTGCTCGACTTCGGTCGTGAGCACGCGCTGGCATGGTACGCCATCTGGGGCCTCGGTATCATCACCGACCAGGCCATCACGAAGGTCTACACCGCGTAAGTAATCCTTTTGCGGCAACAAAGAGCGGGTCAGCGATTGCTGGCCCGCTCTTTGGCGTAACCCCTTAAATACCGCGGTGATAAACAGTTTGTCCGGTTTACCGAGCAGCATTCCCATATTGTCGAATTGTTATGCCGCGCGCGACTCCGTCCCACTGCATCCGTGGACATCTGTTTTCCGAACAGACCACGAGTTACCGAGCTGACGGCTCACGCCGCTGTCGAACATGTAAGTCGTTATTGGCGCGAGAAGCCCGCCTTCGTAACGCGCTAAAGCCGATAGCGTCATTTCAGTTGGCGGATACCTGCGCCAGCGGGCACCCCCTGGACCCCGCTACGGTGCTTATTTGGTCGGGGGAAGTCCGCTGTCCTCAGTGCCGTCAGCAGACCGTCAAACGGTCACGCATGAAGCATTACGGCATTACGGAAGACGAATATAACGAGCTATTGGAGCGCCAAGACTACCGCTGCTGCATTTGCGAGGTGGAGTTTGCGACCCTCGGCACGCAGCCTGCTATTGACCATAACCACGACACCGGTGCGGTCAGGGGCCTCTTATGCCGACCCTGCAACTTAGGCATCGGCAACCTTCGTGATGACCTCGATAATGTCCAGAGGGCATACAAGTACCTATTGGCGCATAAACTTTTAGGCTGACACCCCGCTCCTGCTGGGCAAAACTAGAGCGCGACATACCCCGCAGTACCAACCAAGGAGAAGAACATCGTGGCAGCTACTCGTACCGACCCCCGTGACGCAACCGGCGCAGCCGCTGAAAAGGCCGCTAAGGAAAACGCAAAGACCCTGCGCGAGCGCGCCGACGAGATTAGCCTCGTCCGTGCCCAGGAAGAAGTCAGCCTCCGCACGGAGGTCTTTGACCCCAAGAACCCCGACGTGCCGCTGGTGCTGGATGAGGTCGAAGAGCTCGGTGTGACGATGCGCGATAACAGCGTCATCATCCGCACCGTCGTCGACATCGAAGACATGACGTACGGCGTAGGCAACAACTACACCTTCAAAGCCGGTCAGAAGTACAAGGTCGACAAAGGACTTGCTGACTACCTGGAGATGCTCGGCTACGTTTGGCAACCAAACTAAGCTCCAGGACTAAGACCTGACCCCACTGTGACCGCCTTCCTCACAGTGGGGTCAGTTGTTTGCCGTGTCTGTGAGGACGAAACGCGAGACCATAGAGTCTAGACCGTTTCGGAGGAACTGTGCCCACTCTTAGCTCCCTAGTTGCTCGGGTTCGCATGGAACTCGGTGACCTCGGGCAGTCCTTCGTGGAGACTGTCGTTGCTGACGGAACCACCGAACGCTTTCAGCTCCAGCACTCTCCGTTGGACGGCTTAGGCCTGACTGTTCTCGTTGATACCCCCACCTCGCAGGTCGATGTCTCCTCTACAGCCTCGGTAGAAGAGCAGTCGGGGGTCTTAGTCCTGGCTAATCCCCCCGCCGCTGGAAGCACCCTGCTGATTAGCGGGACCTTCTTTCGCTACTTCACCAACTCCGAGCTGGAAACAACGCTTGAAACGGCCTTTGCCCAGCACAGTGCCCGCCGCACCGACTCTTTGGGACGCGAGCTCACGCTGTACAACCTCCCCTTCGTCGAGGAATACCCGCTAGCTATCCTCGCCACGACGCTGGCGCTCTACACTCTCGCCACCGACGCCGCTTTCGACATCGACATCCAGGCCCCTGATGGCATCACTATCCCCAGGTCTGAGCGTTACCGCCAGCTCATGGAGGTGGTGCGCACCCGCCAGGCGCAGTACCAAGAACTGTGTGTGCAGCTCGGTATCGGAATGTACTCCATTGATGTCTTTACACTCCGTCGCCAGTCGAAGATGACGGGGCGCTATGTCCCGGTCTTCATTGCGCAAGAAGTCGACGACCGCTCGTGGCCCAAGCGTGTCGATGCGCCGCTGCCGACCTACGGCTCGGTGCCCGTGGCATGGCCAACCGATGGAGGAGACCTCACCGCGTACCAGACCCTCGCCTGGAACGACACCGTCACTTTCACCGGGAGCTACACCAGCGAGGCCGCGTTCTACGCCCGCATCATCCACCAGCGCGGCAGTCTTCAGCGACTGCAGGACATCGCGATGGTGCTCACCTCGGTGGGCGACACCTACACCGCCCAACTCTCGTTGTCGGCGGAGCAGACCCGCCGCCTGTTCAAGCGCAGCTACTGGCAGATTATCGTGGAGCCGACTCCCGGGGCCGACCGTATTCAAGTTATCGGTGGAGACTTCTTCACCGAGCGGGTCCGCGAGAGCTGGGGCTAAGCCGGACATGCTCCGTAGCTCTCCGTAAACTGTAAAAGCCGACGGCACCCTGCGGTGTCATCCCTGGATAACTAGGAAGACCTTATGCCCGTAGAAACCCGCATTCAACATCGCCGCGATACTGCAGCGAACTGGGCCGCCACTAACCCCGTCCTCTCTGCCGGAGAGCTCGGGGTAGAAACCGATACCCTCCGCTTCAAGGTCGGTAGTGGCAATGCTGCGTGGAACGTGCTGCTGTACGCCGCTGCGGGTCAGGCAACTACTGCGGTGACCGCCACAAACATTGCTGGGGGGCTCGCCGGTAGCCTTGCCTACCAGAGTGGCGCGGGAACAACGGTGCTTCTGCCCGCAGGCAGCAACGGACAGGTGCTGATACTTGCTGCCGGTGTACCTAGCTGGACGCAGCCGAAGCTCAATGCCTTTGCCGCAACAACCAGCGCCGAGCTAGCTACCGTTGTTGCCGATGAGACCGGTACCGGCGCGCTGGTGTTTGCCACCTCCCCCGCACTGGTCACTCCGGGAATCAGTTCCGGTGGTGCAGTGTTCCAGGGCTCTACCAGCGGTACCACGACCCTCCGCGCCGCAGCGGCTGCGGGTGGAACGTTGACTCTTCCCAACGAGACCGGGACGGTAGCAACACAGAACTACGTCAACGACACCGCGCTGCTTCGAACTGGGGTGCAGCCCATGACCGGTAACTTGGCCTTGGGTAACAACAACATCTCCGGAGTAAGTACGCTCACAGCGACAGACGTCACCGTGAGCAGCGTTCTTACAACCGCCAACCTCCGAGTGGCCCTCAGCGGCTATCTCATCGGCAACGCAGCAGGAAACAACGTCACGTCCTCTGCCACTATCCCCTCCTCGGCCCTCACTGGTCGCGCCGCGGCAGACTTTGGGGCCGGTAGCGTCAATAACTGGGGCAACCACAGCACCAACATTCGCATCTGGATTCAGAGTACCGAGCCCACTGCCGCCGCTAACGGGGTCGTCGAAGGCGACCTCTACTTCTGGGGCTAGGTCGGCATGGTTTACACCTCAAACCTTCCCGGCGGCGCAACAACAACCCGCAGCCCGCTGTCGTTTTTCTACAACGTCGGTCGCTATGTGTCGTCACCCCTGCCCTCGCCGGGGGGAAACTTAAACCTGGACGGCAACCGGGTGGTGGTATACAACTCCGTCTCGCCCCAGGGAAACGGCTTTAGCGCCTCCATCACCGGAGGCACCGTCCGTCTCACGAACGTGGGAGGGCAGACTAACTTTGGCCGCGGACCTGACGCCACCGGCAGAAGCACCCTGTACACGTCTTCTGGAGCCGTCGATGGTGCTGGGTGGAGTGGGGCAATTACTGGAACGTACACCTGGTTTACGGTACCGTCCATACCCACAGCCCTCAACCCCAGTCGTTCAGGCACCTCGGTTTCACTCGCCACCGGCGGAAGCTCCGACAATGGCGCATCTAACATCTCCAGTTACACCACCCAGTGGAGTCAAAACGGCGGGGGGTTCACCGCCACCGCAACCCACGGCGGGCCGCATACATACACGGGGCTTGCGCGGGGCAGCTCGTACGTCTTCCGGGTGTGGGCTAATAACGGTGCCGGTGCCAGCCAGGCACGACAGTCCGGCTCGGTGTACATCTTCAACCTGCCGCCCACTCCCGGAGCGCCAATTCTCTCCAGGGCCAGTGACGGGAGCTCCATCACCATTACCTCTGGGGCTGTGACCGCCGATGGTGGAGTTACTGACTACAACTGGCGCTCCAGCACAGACGGCTATACCTGGGGTGGCTGGAACAGCATGGGCACCGACCGGGTTGCTACCTCCGGAGCAACCCCCACCCAGTTTTACTACATTCAAACAAGGGCCGTGTCGGCTGAAGGCGTTGGCGCAGAAAGCGCCGCGTCGTTTACTCCCGGAGTACCCACAGCTCCGCAGTCCATTACTATCGCCAGCCAGGTGGGCACCTCCATCACCATCAACATTGTCGGCTCATCAAACAACGGCGGCAGTGGCATCACCTCCTTCACCGCGCAGCGCAGCGAAAACGATGGCGCGTATACCGGCAACCAAGACATCAGCAGTGGTAGCACCGTATTTAGTGGCCTCACCCCCGGCAGTAACTACCGCTTTCGCGCCTTCGCCACAAACGCAACGGGCAACAGCCTCTCCATAGAAACTAACTCGACTCTTGTCGCCGCCTATGGAACTCTGCGGAAGGGTACCGACTTTGTTCCCATCACTATCGGAAGGGTCTATCGGCAAGGTGCTTGGCGAAACATCACCAACGCCAAGGTCTACCGCGGTGGGGCCTGGCGCAACATCACCAACGTCTAAGGAGTAGCCACCATGCGCGGAACACACATCTTGGGGCGCTTTGACATTGACTACGAAGCGTTGTCTATCTACGAGGGCATCAACGACGAGCTGCGCTTACCCGTGGGAAACGTCGTCGACTGGTGGGAGTGGGACCAGGACCACCTGGAGGAAAACTATGAGGATGTCGTGGACGACATTTACGACACCTCGAAGTCCACCCCGGCAACGCTTAGCAGCCCCACTATTTTGGGGCGCAAGTGGCTAGAGCCGCTGAAAGTACCGGTCGTGATGGCGCAGGTTATCCGTGGCGGCAGCGTTATCAACGAGCGGGGTTTCTATACCACTGACACACTGCGCCTCGTCATCAACGTCAAAGACATCAATGCCCTCTTGCCGCAGATGCTGCCCATTCCCGACCAGCACATCAAAGACCGCATCGTATACAAAGGACAGGTGTTCTCGCCCACTCGGCTGTTGCCACGGGGGCACTTCAAGGACTACTACGCCGTGGTTACTGTCGACTGTAATGAAGTTAACTCCGAAGAGCTTGTCAACGATGCGCAGTTCCAACAGTACGCTTTGGAGCCCGAACAGCCGCAAAGGCCCACAACGGAGAACTCTTCGTAATACACTACGCAGTACAGTCCCGATATTTCTTGCACCCAGAGCTTCCCGGAGGGAGACGCGCAATGGCTAGTGAAGCATGGCAACGTAAAGACGGCAAAAACCCCAAGGGGGGCCTTAACGAAAAAGGCCGCAAATCCTACGAGAAGGCTAACCCCGGCTCAGACCTGAAGTCCCCGGTAAAATCGGGGGACAACCACCGCCGGGCTTCGTTCTTAGCCCGCATGGGGGGCATGTCTGGCCCCGAACGCAAGCCCAATGGAGAACCCACGCGCCTTCTGCTGTCTCTCAATGCCTGGGGGGCAAGCAGCAAGTCTGATGCAAAGGCAAAGGCGGCGGCTATCAGCAAGCGACTCAACACCAAGGAGAAGAAGTAATGGCTAAAGCAGTGTGGAACACCCCCGACCCCACCAAGAAGGACAAAAAGCTCACTACGGGACAGAAGGCCTCGGCCAAAGCGGCAGCAAAAAAGGCAGGCCGTCCCTACCCCAACCTCATCGACAACATGGCTGCTTCCAAAAAGAGCAAGGCTCCTGCAAAAAAGACCGCCAAGTAGTGGCCACTAAGGTCGCAGTTGGAACTACCCGCAAGTTTGGGCCGTACGCGGGCTCGAAAGAAAACGACGGTAGGCCTATCGTGGTGCGCAAGACCAAGCAGGCTGACGGGACGTGGAAGACCACCTCCCAGAACAAGGCTCGTTCTGACTATGAAGAAAAGAACGGGAAGCTCGCTAAGTCCTCGCACGTCGACCACAAGGACAACAACAAAAAGAACGACAGCCCCTCAAACCTGCGTGCTATTAGCGCCAAGGCCAATGTGGGGAAAGAAAACAAACGACGAGCCGGTAAGAAGTAGCCTCCGTAGCACTCCTTTTCATCCCGACAGACACCTATATCTTCTCTATCCTGGAGAGGCAGGTGTCCGTGCGGGCACTTGTCTGGCTCTGGCCAGTTTGCGCCTCGTGAGGGGATATGCGGATGACGTCCAACAACTGGCGTCCGTGGTGGGAACGTCCCAACGACTACTACGGGCTAGATGAGCACAAAGAGTTTATGGCTGGTGCTGCCACTGTTGGTTACCGACCCAATAATCGCCAAGAAGCGATGGTCGCAATGCTCTCCGCGGGGTACATCCCCAACAACTTCACTTACGTGAAGCCTCACACAGGCAAGAAATAGTGAACGACTTCCTCACTGCAGTCCGGCAAGCCGCCGCCCAGACCACCGCGTTCGCGACCGCGGAGGTCCGTCAGCGCGCCACTAACGCAGGCTGGGAGCCCGACGTCGTCGGCGGTACCAGCGTGCAGTTCACCGGAACAGCCTTTGAAACCGCTATCGCAGAGCCGGTGAAAGACCGCGCCTTCGTGGCCGAGTTTGGCAACGAGGAGAAGCTTCCGACTGCGGTACTGCGCAAGTACAACAACGACTCTGAGACCACTCAAGAGCTGTTCTTGACGCGAGTGTTTCGCAATATGGAAGGACTGCTGCTTTAATGTTCCTCCTGTCAGAAGACCACGGTATCCGCGCCCGCCTAGAGGGCATGGTGGTGTCAGACCAAACCGCTGCCGGGGCTGACGTTACCCGCAAGGTCGGTGTCTGGTTTGGCCAGCCTGACCAAGAAATCCGCGCGCAGTCTTACCCCTACGTAACCATCGACATGGTGGACATTGTGCGCGACACCGACCGCGAACACCGCGGGGTGATTACCGCACCGGCGTACCTCACCCCCAGCGCGGGGTTCAACGCTGTGACCCAAACGACCCTGATGGACTACCCGATTCCGGTAAGTCTCTTCTACCAAATCACCACCTATGCCCGCCACCCTCGGCATGACCGCGCCATTCTGGCGCAGCTCATGTCCTCCAAATTGCCTCTCCGGGCGGGCTCCCTAGAACTTGACGATGGGACGGTTCGCCGTCTCGACGTTGAAGACGTCAGCAAGCGTGACGTGACCGAGCAAGACAAGCGGCTGTTTATCAACGCAATAACAGTGCGCATCTCTAGCGAGGTCGTACAGAAAGCGCTGGACGAGCTGTACAAGGTCAGCACAGTCAGGATTACGGACATCATCAACATCTCCGCACGGACCGAGGAGTCTCCTGATGGAAACTTTGGTCTAGGCGTAGTCACCATCACGTAACTACTCGGACCCCCCCGATAACCGTCAACTTAAGGAGTCACCATGTCCATATCCTACGGAGGAAACACCTCCTCTTCCACGTCCTTCGGACGTCCCGGGGTGTACATCCGTGAGCGCAATCTTGCTGCGCCCATCGCCCCCAACAGCCAGGCCGACGCGGTCGGTGCTGCCGTTGGCCACTTTGCTTCTGGTCCCGAGAGCCCCGTCCTTATCTCCTCGTGGTTTGAGTTTGTACGCCGCTTTGGTGGCTACGACAGCGCCTTTCCCGCGACGTTCGGTATCGGGCAGTTTTTCCGCAACGGTGGGACAAGCCTCTTTGTCCGCCGTGTGCTCGGCGCAACCGCCGCCGCCGCAACCGTGTCGATTCCGGCGGCTACGACAGGAACCATCGGCAGCGTAACTGCCAAAAACAAGGGCCTCGACGGGAACCGTCTGCGAGTTCAGTTCACTGAAGGTGTTCTTGTGTCGGGTGTGCAGTCGTACAACCTCGATGTGTACGTAGAGACCGGAGCCGACGTAGGGACGAGTGACGATGAGCTGGTAGAGCGATACCCCAACGTCATTCTCACCGACGCTGCATCCAACGACTTTGTGTCCACCGTAGTGAACGAAGAGTCTGCGTACATCACGGTCACTATCCAGAACGCTAACACTCTGGCTCCAGGTGCAGGAGTGCTGCCTCTGGTCAGCGGCAGCAACGGCAATAAGGCCCTCCCAGGGGAGTTCGTTGCAGCCTTGGAGGACTTCGAAAGCCTCACCAGCCCGCTGGTGCTGTTTGCTCCAGAGATTATCAAAGACCTCGGCTTGTCTGACGGCGCTGCGGTACACGATGCCCTCGTCTCCTGGGTCGGAGAATACGACGGCTTTGCTGTCATTGATACTCCCCCCGCGCTCACGGTAGCGGCGGCGAAAGCATATGCCACCGGTCGGGGCAGCTCCGCCAACAGCGCGGTGTACTACCCCAACGTATTCATCCCTGACCCGCTGGGGCGAAATGCCTCGTCGCGTCGACTGGTCGGCCCTGCAGGCGCGGTCGCAGGTCTGTACCTTGCTACCGACCTGCAGTTTGGTCCGTTTAAGTCACCGGCAGGGCTGCGTAGCGCCCTGGGGGGAGCCATTGCTATCGAGCGTCGGTTCACCAATGCGGAGTTGGACGAAATCAATGGGGGCAGTTTCCCGCTCAACGCTATCCGCGACATCCCTGGCGCGGGAGTCGTGGTTATGGGTGGGCGGACACTGAAGCAAGACGGCACCGCAAACCGCTACGTCTCAACCCGCCGCTCGCTGCTCTTCATCCGCAACCGTCTCCAAGAAATCGCGCAGTTTGCATTATTTGAGGCCAACGATGAGCGGCTGTGGGGACGCCTGCGCACCAGCCTCGGCGTCTTCCTCAATGAGTACCGCAACCAAGGCGGCTTGGCAGGAGTCCTTCCTGACGATGCTTTCTTCGTCAAGTGTGACTCAGAAACCAACTCATCGGTCTCAATCGCCAATGGTGAGGTCAACATCCAGGTCGGCGTGGCACTTCAGTACCCCGCCGAGTTCATCGTTATTAACCTCAGCCAGAAGACCGGCGAATAACCACTAAGGAGAGTTAGCACATGGCTACCATCATTAACAACCGGTCAAGTTTGGCGACCGACCCGGTACGTAACTTTAGGTTTCTCGTGAGCCTAAAGCCCCACCAAATCAGCGGCACCAGTGTCTTTGGACAAACCGCGGAGATGGGGTTCACTTCGGTGTCGGGACTTTCGGTAACAACCGACAGCATCCCCTACCGAGAGGGCGGGTACAACACCACGGTTCACCAGATTCCTGGGCAGACCACCTTCTCGCCGGTGACCTTTCAGCGGGGTGTAACCCTCGGTACCCACCACAACTGGAACTGGATGCGGAAGCTTTTCCGCACCGTGCAGGCTAGCTCCGCCGCCACCGATGTCACGCAGAACTTTCGCTACGACATCGAGCTCCGCGTGCTGTCACACCCCATTGCGGGCTCTGGAGTTACGGACGCAAACTCGACGTCGCAGAATGACCACGTTGCTCTGCGCTTCAACATCTACAACGCCTGGATTACCTCTATCGCGTATAGCGACCTGAACGCCGGAGACAACGCTATCTTCGTGGAACAGATGACACTTGTCCACGAAGGATTCGACCTCAACTGGGCAGAAAACCTGACCACTTCGGCACCCAACTTCTAAACGACTACTTAGGGACACAACATGGCACAAAAAACTCTTTCCGCCGGTACCAGTCCGGACCTGGCCAGCGCCCTCATCGAGCAGGCGCTGGCCGGGGAGCCGGAGGAAGCGACAGGTATCGAGCTCTCCCTCCCGGGAGACCTCGTGGTGGCTCTTCCGGGAGGCTTCATGACTGTCGACGGAGATATTATCCGCACTGCGAGCGTCCGGGAACTGACGGGCCGCGATGAGGAGGCTATCTTTCGGCACAGCACCGCCGGTGCGGCCCTAAATACCGCGCTTGTGCAGGGCGTGACGCACATCGGTACTGAACCCTGCACAGAGGCTTTGTTGGACCGACTCCTCATCGGTGACCGTGAAGCTTTGTTGGTGGGTATTTTCACGGCCACTTTCGGTACTCCCGCACCGCTGCAGGCCTTCTGCACAAAGTGTCAGGAGCCGAAAGAAGCCCTGGTCGACATCACCGTGGACATCAAACAGCGAATCCTTGCGGACCCCCTCAATGACCGTGTTTTTGAAGTCAAAGGCAAGAAGTCCACCTTCCTGGTGACTTTCCCCGACGGAAAAACTCAAAAGGAGCTGACTAACAGCGGCTCAAAGTCTGGACCTGAACTCAGCACTGTCCTGCTGCGCGGCTGCATCGTGAAAATCGACAACCACCCCGTCTACTCCGATGCCCAGATTCAAAACCTTGGCATTGCAGACCGTCGCAAGATTTCTGCTGAAATCGCCAAACGCAATCCCGGCCCCATCTTTGAAGAAACGACTGCCGAGTGCCCCGATTGCGGGGCTGAAGTGGTGGTCCCAATTAGCATTGGGGCGTTGTTTCGATTCTAACCTGGCAACATACGTCACCCTCATGACTCATTGGGTACGCCTCACCCGAGGCTTCCCCGCCTGGACTCTCACAGAAGTACAGTCGCTCAGCCCACGAGAGCGAAAGAACTGGCTTGCCCTGCTGGGCACTAACTCGGGAGACCCGCAATGAGCCTGATGGATAACCTGACTAAGGTCTTGGCGCAAGCCGAGAGCCTGGCAACAGTCCTGCAGAAGATAGACAAGTCTCTGGACAGTGGTTCCCGCTTTGGTGCCGGTGGCGGCGGCGGCAACTCCATGGCTGGAGCACTTGCGACCGTCCAGTCCGGAGCGCAGAACGGTGGTCTATACGGTGCCGTCGCGGGTGTGGCTCAAGGTGCCGCCAGCCTGGTCCCCGGTCCCGGCGGCCAAGCGCTTAGTGGAATAGTCGACGTCGCGGCCCGGTTTGGCAATGTTGCCATTGAGTCCGCAGGTACCCCCCAAGACTCAGCGGCCCGCGCCGCTCGGCTTTACTCCAGCGCCATCCGCATCGGGGGCGGGACCACGATGGAGCAGGTTCGGAACGCGGCGTTTACCAACCTCAGCGGTACGGGAGGAATGCAGTACCGGGGTCAAGATGCGGTCATGGCCCAACAACAGGTCAACTATGGAGTAGACCCTACGGGCCGCTTCGGAAAAGAAACAATGCGTCTAGGAGGAAACGCCTCGGCACTCCTGGGTCTGGACCCCGAAGATGTTCAACAGTCCGCCCTGCAACTATCCAGTGGTGCGGGCTCCGCCAACATGATGCGCCAGCTCGGTATCTACACATCCGACCCCGCCACCGGCGAACAGCTCAGTACAACGGACATCATCGAGCAGATTAAAAGCCGACTGTACACTGGCAAAGGACCCCTTACGGAAAAGGGCGTCAATGATTCTTTCTACCGCGGGGGGCTAGGCGCAAGCCTTAAAGGCCTCGGACTCGACGGCAACATGCAGGAGATGGTGCGCGCAAGCCTCATCTCAGACGCCGGTGGGAAGCCGATGGACCTGACAAACACGGGCATGACGCGAGAGCAGGCGGCGAGCAACCCCGATAAAAACCCCAGCCTGGCGTACAACCGGATGGCAGCTAACGACACCAAGCTGATAGACGACAACATGGACACCTACCTGCGCAGCATCACCAAGGCGGCTGATGTAACGGACACCTTTACAGGCCTGATGCAGACGCTTTCTGACGGACCGATGAAGACCTTTGTCGACACGGTCATCTACATCGCCAACCTCGGTGCGGGGCTTAACTCCAGCAACACCGGTAGGGGCGCACTGCGGGTTTTCGGAGTCGGGGACAACAACAGCAGCCTTTCGCTGGGTGTCTCCTCGCGGGCAACGGGCGGCATCGGGGGCAGCGACAGCAGCCTGTCGCTGGGGGTCTCCTCTCGGGCAACAAGCGGTACTGGGGACAACAACAGCAGCCTGGCACTGGGAGCCACTACCCTCGGCGCGGGCACCGCGGCAGGGTCATTCGGCTTTGGTAGCGGCGATGCGAGCAACCGCAATGCGGGGGGAACCACCACCGCGGCGGCGGCGGCGGGCGACGCGTCTGCGTGGGCCACGCCTACGCCGGGGGCGGTAACTTCGGGCTTCGGCATGCGAACTATCGATGGCCAGAGAAAGCACCACAACGGAACCGACATCGGTGCCCGAGAGGGAACACCTATCCAGGCCATTGCCGATGGGGTAGTGGTCACTGTGGCGGATACCGGAAAGGTGAGCTGGGGTAAGTACGTAAAGATTGACCACGAAAACGGCTACACCAGCCTCTACGCGCACATGTCCCAGACGCTTGTCGCAAATAAGCAGCGAGTCAAAAAGGGCACCGTTATTGGAAAAGTCGGAAACACCGGCGCATCACGGGGGGCGCACCTTCACATTGAAATTATGAAAGACGGCACTCACGTCGACCCGATGGGCGTTCTCAATGGGTCTCAAACCGTCGGAGATGGAACCGCGGGAGGTACTGCCGCAGGGACAGTAGATTCCGCTAGTACAGGAAACAGCCTTAAAGCGGGGATGCCCTCTGCCACCAAAATGAGCGGTAGTGGATTGCTCCCCATAAACCAGGACCTCACCTCCCTAGTCACAGAACAACTCTCCACCCTGGAAACCTTCGGGTTTCGGCGGAAAGACAGCGCCACCGGCGGCGACAACAGCAGTATTTCATTGGGAAGTAGAACTGGCCAGCGGCGTTCGCCATCGACCTACATGCCGGGGGTCCGCCGTGCCAAGAACGGCGACTCCTACGTTGCGCAAGATGGACCCGTCAATGTCCATGCGGGGGAGGCAATCCTCAATGAGTCGGATGCGCGGTCCTACCGCCAGCAGCAGCTGGGCCTTCACAGCGGTGGCGGAGGAGCCAACGTGACTATCAATGTCACTGTCGCCAGCGCCTCCGAATCGGAGGCTCGCAAGCTTGCCAGCAAGGTCAAAGAGTACATCGAAGAAGACGCAATGATGAGCCGAATGGGACGCCACTAATGTCATCACCAGTTCCCCCGTCCAAAACCGTAACTTCTAGCCCGCCAAAGCCCAACATGATAGGGGACCTTGCGCGCATCAACGCGAGACTCGAAGAACTGCGGAAGCTCTTACGGTTTGGAGAGGGACTTAACAGTGCGGGACTCATTGTGGCGTTTGCCGGGCAAGCCTACTTTGCGAGGTACGGCTTCATCCCCTCCTCTATTGAGAGCGTGAGGAAAATACAGGGCATCTGGTCGCTTGAAATATCCCAGCTCGTGCGCGAACGGTCAAAACTTCTAGCGCCCACGGAACGCCAAGCGCAGCAACAGGTAACAAACAGAGCAGTTGGGCTCAGCCTCGGCGTGGGCAACGGAAGTGGCACGGGCCTCATGTCCCAAGGCATCCTCGACAGGATTCAAGGAAAACAACAGGGAAGCAAAAACCCTGACGAGAGAATACAAAACGTGGGCATGGTCACCGAGGCCTACTTCAGCCCACTGACCTCGTTTGCCAAGACCTTTAACCTCCAGACCAATAACCGCCCGCGGGTAATTCAACAGGCTGAACAGCTGTGGGAAACCAGTGCCGGAAACAAGGGCATCATTCAGTCCTTTGTGCCACGGTCAGGGCTGAGTAGCTACTCCTTCAACGCCGCGCTGCCTAGCGACGTTAAGACCAACACACAGTCTCGTTTTGGGTTCCAATTCCACTACAACCCCGGCAGCATCGACATGACCTACGCCGGAATCCCAGACATTGACGTGGGTTATGTCGGCTCCGGCGAGGATGTGTTCAACCTCGTCGGCTCGCAGGTCTCTCAGGCCAGCATTTCATTTCAGCTCATCTTGAATCGCGTCTTTGACATGCAGTACTACACTGCGGCAGGACAGTTACGCAGTGATTCCCCACCCAGCCTCTACTCCCCGCAAAAACCGAGCGCTAAAGACCAAGAACAAATCTACAACCGTGGCACGATGTATGACGTTGAGTTCCTGCTCAGCAGCATCCTGGGGTTTCGTGCCGGTACCCAGTTCCGCGGCAACACTGCCGACCTTGGCTGGATTGGCGGACACCCGGTGGAGCTCTTTTTAGGGAAGTCGCTGAAGTACCTGGCAATGACCCAGGGAGCGTCGCTGCGGCACATCATCTTCAATGAGCGAATGGTGCCAACTTTCAGCACCTTGAGCTTGACGTTTAACCGAATCCCCGACTACGCAACATCCGGCGACAGTGGAGCAACGGGTGCTAGCACGAGAGACGCGGCCACCCCGCCGCCGCCCACTACCACAAACACCTCCCGCGGCAGATTCGCCGTCTAGTAAGTAGAGGAGATAACCATGATTATGAGCGACAGCCGCTACGTTGATAGCCCGGTGTACTTGTCGTACAACGCCAGAAAGCGGCAATACGACGTCACCGTGCCCCGCGCCTTCCCCCGCGTCACGGGAGAGTTCTTCTTCTACGTCTGGAAAAGTGCCGACCGCATCGACCAAGTTGCACTTGAGCTATTGGGTAATGGCGACCTATGGTGGCGCATTATGGATTACAACCCTGAAATCCTCAACCCCATGGTTATCACTCCCGGCACTCAGTTGCGGATTCCGGCTAATGCTTAAGTCCGGGAACGCGTATCGGTTTAGTGGACAGTACTCTGTCGAGCTACCCACTGTCCCCTCGCTCACCGCGCGGCCCAGCATCTTGGAGCTACATCAAGCTGTGGGTCAGCACGACATCGCGGTGCTGACCTTCCCTAACTACCGCCCCGTGTGGGGCAACCTGCTGACCACCGGAACTCCCATTGTGCTGCTGCTGTCCAACGGAGAAAGCACCCTCCGTTGGACCGGCTACGTCAACTTCACCTCGCAGGTCAACGCCGCGCAGCTAAAGCGGCCCACCAAAATCTACTGCATCGGCTCATCCTTCCCCCTCAAAAACCGCGGGACACGCGTCTTTTCTAACACCTCCATCCCCGATGCAGTAGGCGTCATCGCTAAAGAACTTGGCTTGAACTTTGTGGGAGAGCCGCATCCCCGCGTTTTCAACCAGCTGTCTATTTCGGGGGAAAGTTACTGGCAGTGGATTCAAGCGCAAGCCGCCCGCATCGGCTATATCGCCATTGTGGAAGGGGCAAACCTGCTCTTCCAAAGCATCGACCGGACCCTGGACAGTCGCATGAGCTACGTCCCGCTGTACTCGCTTGATGGAAACCTCATCAACAGTGGGCTGCGCAACCTCCGCGCACGGACACTGGACTCTTTCCAAGTTCTACAGGGGGACTACTCCGAAGCTGTCGAAGAGCCCCGCACCAGTAAGTCGGTAGCTACCGTGGACCTGGCGAGCAGAGAAGTCATCCAGCAGGAAAGTTTTCCCCAAGAGGTCGGCTCCCCCATACGAGCTGGCCTTTCTGATACGTGGTTTGCCGGGTATGAAACAGAAGAAACAGTCGGCAACCAGCAGGAAGCAGACCGCGCCGCGCAGGATGCGGCACAGCGGGTGCGGCTCACAACGACAGCGAACCTTAAAGGCTTTGGAGACCCACGGGTGGGGGTCTACTCCACTGTTCTGGTGTCCGGCACCGGCAACAGTACGGACGGCTACTGGGCAGTTGCAGAAGCCCACCACCGTATCGACCTCAGCGGGCTGTACACCGTCGATGCGCAGTTGCTCACCGACGGCTTAGGCAATAACGCAGGAAGCACCTTCCGGAGAAAGTTTGAGCATAACAAGGCACAGGTGGACATCCGTTCTAGGCTGGCGTCTATAGGCAATAAGCCGTTAGCAGGAACAGTTCTTAAGGCCCCCATTCGGGTATTAAGCACCTCTATTACCGCCACAAACCGACCGACAAGTCCAGGACAATGGATAGCAGATTAAGGAAGGCACGACTATGGCTGTAAACGTCAGCGGTGAGCGCGCCCTGGGCTTCCCTTTCCGGTTCTCTTCTCGGCTAGTGGCGAACGAAGTAGTCTCTCCCGAGCAGATTTGGGACCAACGAGTGCGCGCGGCACTGCTTACCCGAAAAGGAGAGCGGTTTTCTCGGATGGCGTACGGTTCCCGACTCGCAGAGATGGTGTTTGACGGGGGGCAGGTAAACGAGACCGCCATCAAAGACGAGGTGGGACGAACCTTTTCCGGGTTGCTTCCGGCCCTCACCCTGGACTCCGTCGAGGTGGTCTGGGATGAGTTAGCAAAACAGACTCTCGTCGCAATTTCGTATCAGCTCCCTAACCAGGACACTGTCACCACATCAATCGGTTCCCTCCTCATCGACGGAATCTCACCACCTAGCGAGGGACCCGCGTGAGCATTTCAGACTTTTCCAGCCCGGTAGCCATCGACTACACCAGCCGAGACTTCTTCTCCCTGCGCGAAGACCTCATCGAGCGCGTCCGCGCGCGAGTGGGCAGCTGGTTTGGCAATGACCCCGCAGACTTTGCTCTAGCCCTCGTCGAGGCCTTCTCGTACGTTGGAGACGTCCTGGGCTACTACACCGACCGCGTCGCTAACGAGGGCTCTCTCCTGACAGCGACTCAGCGCTCCAGCATTTTGGCGCTCGCCGCTTCTGCGGGGTACACCCCCAACGGTTTCTCTTCGGCGTTTTGCACTGTCCGGGTTACCAGCCAAAGCGACCAAGCAGTAGAACTCCCCGCGGGAGCTGAAATCTCCGGCAACTATCTTGTCGGAGATGCCGTTGAAAGCGTGGTGTTTACTACCTCCGCCTCGGCCACGGTGCCCGCTAACGGCACTGCTTCCGTCCTTGCCTTTCACGGTGAAGCCATCTCTTCTCGGTATCCTTTAGCAGCAAATGCAGCAAGCACCGACATTGCAGCTGAGACCCTTGGAATTTCAAACGGGGAGCCCGCTCAGCGGTTCTTCCTGCAGGAGACGGAAGTAGCACTTGACAGTCTGAGAGTATTTGTGCAGTACGGGGACTCGTACGGCATCTGGGCTGTGAGTTCTTTCTTGCCCGATGCCGGGCCGACCGACCCCGCCTACTCTGTTGTGGTCGACGCCGAAAACAGGGTCAGTGTCATTTTTGGCGATGGGGTGTCGGGTGCTATCCCCACCGCTTTTGCCGCCATCAAAGCGCAGTACACGGTGGGTGGCGGGGTGCGCGGTAACATCCCCAGCAACACCCTGAACACCTTAGTACGAATCCCGGGTATGACGGATAACCAAGTGTTTAGCCTGGCGGGAGTTCTCACCTTTACAAACCCCGACACAGGCGTAGGCGGCAGTGACCCCGACAGTGTCGAGGTTATTCGCGCCGCCGCTGAGCAGTCCGTCAGAACTAATGACCGAGCAGTGACCCTCCGAGATTACGGCTCACTGACGTTTCGCGCGGCCAACGTCGCCAAGGCGAGCGCCGTGGCGAGCACCTTTGCCTCCATTACCGTGTTTGCTGCCCCCGTACGAACGACCGCAGTGGGCGACCCCTACCCCCTCTACGACGAGTCCAACACCGCGCTGACCTTGGAGTGGTCGGGACTCCGTAGCGCCATTGAAGATGTCCTTGAGCCACGGCGACAGATTGGTGCAACGGTCACCGTGAGCCCCCCGACCTACATCGACATCAGTTGCAGCGTGCTGTACACCCGCGCGGCGGGGTTCTCCAGCGCCGAAGTCACCGGTGCCCTCCAGGTGCGGTTGTTGGACGCTTTTTCCTACATCAACACCAACTTCAACGCCACCATCTACCCCGAGCAGGTAGAGGCCGTTTTGCGCGAAGTTCCGGGAGCAACCAACGTGCAAGTAACGGCGCTCCACCGCGGGGCATCCGCTGCGCGCGACATCCTGGTGGCACAGCCGGGAGAACTCTTCTACTTCGACCCATCAGAGCTGGAGATTATTCCCGCGAGCGGCGAGGCCAGCGTCACTGCGCTGACCCCGAGCAGCGGAACCCTCTCCCCCGCCTTCAGTGCAGAGTTCTTTAACTACACCCTGCTTGTAGCCACGGCGGCGACAACCGTCAACATCACAGCAGTGACCAGTGCTGCCGCGCGGTTCACTATCGCCGGTGTTGTCGCTACCTCGCAGGTGGCGCAGGCGGTACTGCTCCCCACTGCGACAACGGTTGTGCCCATCGTTGTTGTAGCCCAAGACGGCGTGACGCAAAACAGCTACCGTCTCACAATCGTCAAGGCCTAACTATGAACGCGCCAAAAAGGCTCTACGGACCCTACCGCGGGGTGGTGGTCAGCACCCGCGACCCACTGAACGCCGGGCGCATCCAGGCGCAGGTGCCGAAAGTTTTTGGCACCAGCACTACCGGCTGGATTTCACCCAAGCAGACCGCGGGACTGCCTCTAGTAATCCCGAACCTCGGCGGAGGTGTCTGGATAGAGTTCGAGGGCGGTGACCCCTCCTACCCACTGTGGACAGGGACCTTTGGGACACGGGATTCACGCGTCATTGTCTTAGATGACCTCTCTGACGTCGAGACCGGCGTGCCTGCTGAGGGGCAGGTACTGACCTACGACGCAGTCACCGGTCACTGGGAGTCCCGGCAGTTGCCGCCACAGGCCAATGAGCTCGATGACCTCACCGATGTGGCGGTACCGGCTCCTGCCAACAACGATGTGCTGCGCTACAACAGCGCCACCGGTGAGTGGGGCAGCAGCGACCTGGAGTCCATCCTCCCGGCTATTGCTATCAACGACACCTTCGTCATCGCCAGCCAAGCAGCAATGCTGTCATTGATAGCACAAAAGGGTGACCTTGCTATCCGCACCGATGTCACCAAAAGCTTCGTGCTGGCGGCGTCTCCCGCGACAACGCTAGCCAACTGGAAAGAGCTTCTTACTCCGGCAGATGGGGTCACCTCCGTCAACGGCAACGCCGGGCCTGCAGTAACCCTCGGCGCAGGAGACATCACCACCGGAGTCTTCAGTTCCGCCCAGCTTCCTGCGATTACCTTGGACTCACTTTCGGATGTCGCTACGGCTTCTGCGGTTGCCAACGACTCCCTGGTGTACAACGGAAACTCCTGGGTAGCGGGGGTCACCGGCAGGGGCATGATTATTGGCTCCATTTTCTTGTGGTTCAGCGCGGTGTTGTCTCCCGCAGTGTTGGCGCTAGAGGGCCAGACCATCACCGGCGGTGTCGCCCTCTACCCAGAACTGGCCGCTATCTACCCCGACTGGGTATCCGGAGCAAACCTGATTCTGCCGGATGCCCGTGGGAGGGTGTTTGTCGGCAGAGACACCGGACAGGTCGAGTTCGATGTTCTGGGAGAAGTAGGCGGTGCTAAAACAGTTTCGTTGACTGCTAACCAGAACGGTACCCATACGCACACGCAAAACAGTCACAACCACACCCAGGACTCACACAACCACTCGCAGAACAGTCACAACCACACCCAGGACTCACACAACCACTCGCAGAACAGTCACAACCACACCCAGAACTCACACAACCACTCGCAGAACGCTCACGCACACTCCTTTAAGGGTGGCTCACACACTATTTATTGGGGTAATAACGGCGGCGCTACTGTCTACTTCTCCAACTCGCTCGCCACTGGCGGCTCCGCGCCGAGTAATAACCCAAGCCTCATCCAGGGGACCTGGGCGGAGTCGAACACAAATACCGCAACTAACAACGCCACGACAGCAACAAATCAAGCCACTACCGCAACTAACAACGCCACGACAGCAACAAATCAAGCCACTACCGCAACCAACAACGCCACGACAGCAACAAATCAAGCCACTACCGCTACAAACCAAAACTCCGGCTTAGGTGAAGCCCACAATAATCTCCAGCCCTACCTCGTGGGTCGATATGTCGTTGCCGTCGCGGGCGGTGCGACAGGTCCCCAAGGACCCGTCGGCGCAACGGGAACAACCGGAGCCACCGGAGCTACCGGCGCGCAGGGTGCAGCCTCTACCGTCCCCGGACCCGTGGGGCCTTCAGGCACTATCACCGGAGCCACTAGCACCGCACTCAGCGCTGGCGCTACGCCTACTGTCACCTTGGGAGGCACAGCGGAGGCACGCACATTTGCCTTCGGCATCCCCGTCGGAGCTACTGGCGCGCAGGGGGTCACCGGCGACACGGGAGCCACTGGCCCCTCCGGGACAATTACTTCCGCAACAGCTACGGGGCTGGCCGTTGGTGCCGCTCCTACCATCACGTTGGGGGGTACGCCCGAAGCGCGGACATTTGCCTTCGGCATCCCTGTCGGAGCTACTGGCGCTACGGGCGCAACCGGAGAGCAGGGTCCGCAGGGTGTCCCCGGTTCCAACCTAGTCAGCTCTGTTGCCGGGCGGCAGGGCGTTGTCGTCTTGGCGAAAAACGATGTCGGCTTAGCGAATGTAGACAACACTTCTGACGCGGACAAGCCCGTCTCTACCGCTCAGCAGACTGCTATACAAAACGGACCAACAACGCTTTTCGGAGGGACACCGTAATGCCCGCGCAAACAACAATTCGACTACGACAGGGAACTGCTACCGAGTGGACCACCGCTAACCCGGTATTAGCAAGCGGTGAGCAGGGCTACGAGGCCGACACTAAGCGGCTTAAAGTTGGTGACGGAGTATCCACCTGGTCAGAGCTAGTCTACTTTGCCAGCAGTAGCGTCACGGTCTCTCCGACAGCCCCGGCAACGTCTTTAAGCGGGGACCTCTGGTTCGACTCCACAGACGGTCAGACCTATATCCGGTATGTAGATGCCGACTCTAGCCAGTGGGTTGCCGTATCAGGCACTAGCGGCTCGTTCCAGCTGGGGGCTATTACGCCGTGGGCCGCTAACGCCATTCCGTCGTGGGCATTGGAGCTTACCGGGCAGGCGGTGTCTCGGACTATCTACTCCGGCCTGTTTGCATTGCTGGGCACGAGCTACGGTGCAGGCGACGGTACAACGACGTTCAACATTCCTGACTACCGTGGCCGCACACTGGTAGGGCATGATGCCAGCCAGACAGAGTTCGATGTATTAGGCGAAACTGGCGGCGCTAAAGTTCATGAGCTGAGCACGACAGAAACACCCGCTCACAGTCACACTGTGAGCGCGACGACAAGCTCGGACTCGCATACCCACACCTTCAGCACGACGACAAGCTCGGACTCGCACAATCACGGATTCAGCGGCACAACCACAAATAACGATATAGGTGCTTCGTTCTCAGTCAGCGACGGCGTTTCGGGTTCAACAAGAGTCAGAGCCGGAAATGATGCTAGTGGAAGATATTCGGCTACTTTGGCAGGTACCTCTCACGCGCATGGGTTCAGCGGCACAACAGCGTCAGACTCGCACGCGCACAGCGTCAGCGGCACAACAGCGTCAGACTCGCACGCGCACAGCGTCAGCGGCACAACGAGCACAACGCCAGCGGCGAGCGCGCATAACAACCTCCAGCCCTACACAGTAGTCAAATGGATTATTTGCGCGGCATCCAGTTCCGGCAACTTTGATACTGAAGTTCAGACAGCCCTGGTGACTAAGGTCAGCAACACTGCCCTGTCCCAGAACTACATCATCAACGGTGGAATGGATATTTGGCAGAGGGGTGTCAGCGTTGCTGCTGGCAACTCATACACCGCAGACAGGTTCACCTCCGACACCGGGGTAGTTTCCCGGCAGGCGGGTCCTCCCGGCATTGCGTTCTCGGCACGGATATCTAACGCCACCGCCAATCCCGCTATCCGACAAGCCATAGAACTGCCTGCTCAAGGGAACGCGGGAGAGTTTGTTGTAGGAAGCACCTGGACGGTTTCTTTCTTCGCGCGCACGTCAACATCGCTCGCAGCAACTCTTGGTTTATTTGTCGCCTTTTCCGAGGGAGTGTACACAGCCGCTACCCCTGTTTTTGATTCGACAAACATCGGCGCAAGCACCTCAGCATGGGTTAGGTATTCACAGACCTTCACCGTCGGTGTAGCGCCTTTGTCTACTGCTAGAGGGTTAGTAGTCGTTCCGTACCTCAACAGCGGTGCATTTGCGGGGGACTTCTTCATTACTGGAGTACAGCTAGAGGCTGGCACTACCGCCACCCCCTTCCGCCGTAATGCCCCCTCTCTTCAGGCGGAACTGGCTGCTTGCCAACGGTACTACTACCGCTGGAGTGGCAATTTAGCTGCCGGGCTAGTCACTATAAGCTTTTGGACAGACAATCGGGCTTGGGGGGCTTTTCAGTTACCGGTACCCATGCGTGTAGCCCCCTCCGCGTCAGCGTCCGGCATTTGGCATGTGCTTACCAATAACGCAAACCTCCTTCTTACCAACTTCGGATTCGGTTCGGTAACTACTAACACCATTACGTGTGACATTAACGTCGCCTCAGGTGCGCCTGTCAATAGTGCAGGAACAATTAGGACAGACATAAACGGAACAACTCCATTCATTCAAGCATCGGCGGAACTGTAATGTCTTACGAAATAATTCCAGCAGGGGCACTAGCCCAAGAACAGGTCACGCGAACAGACGACGACGGTACTGTGTGGTTTATTCCTAAAGACGAAAACAACTCCGACTATCAGGCGTACTTAGTGTGGGAGCAAGAACAGCCAACACCGGAAGCGAGCTAGGTTATGACATTAAACTTCCCCAACGCGCCAACAAATGGTCAGGTGTATGCGGGCTACCAATACAGCACCGCAAAAGGTGTCTGGGCAAGAACGAGCTTTTCTGCCCTGGAAGCCTCCACCACTAACCTAGGTCTTGTACAACTCGCTACCTCCGCTGAGACCCTTGCGGGCACTGCCGTTGCGCGGGCGGTCACTCCAGCGGCCCTTTCAGCGTTTCTTCCTGGAACTACCGGAATTGGTTTGGGTAAGGCGTTTACCCCCGGTCGTGGCTCGCTTGACGCCCAGGGGCAGCTCTTTCAGAACAACGGGCAAAGTGTCATTTCTCAAAGAGATTTTGGCCCAATAACCATAAACGCCAACAACATGCGTGAAACAGGCGTTTATACTGGCTTCGTCTTTTTGAATACGCCGATTACAAACGAAATTGCCGTACTTAATGTTGAAACGTACAGTAACGACTGGGTAAGTCAAACTTTTACCGTCATTTCTGGAGCAAATCACACCTGGAAACGCGCGTATCACAGCGGAACCACTTGGTCTCCCTGGTCTAGGGTAGTGCGACACGACAACTCAGTACATTGGGGTGCCAAACATTCTCCGATGGCGTTTAATTCGTCTTATAACACCGTTTGGAACGGCGGACGAGGCGGCGGGGTTGACATTAACCCGTACTTTTCAACAACAAGTATACAAATTTTAACAACGGGCCAATATGAAGTAGAAGCTTTTCAACGCGGGACTACCTCCTCGGACTTTATTGGAATTGGTCTAAGCGGCAATCGAGAAACGCTGTTTAACCGGTTGGAAGGCGTTTGGACACACGACCATGCCGCTGGCGCTAGTAATTTTTCAACATCCAAATACATAGGGCTGTTGAATGCTGGAGAGCTTATTACCGCTGGCGGTAACTCAGCCGGAGGACTTCTATACGGTGGCGCTTCCTATCTCGGAATGTATACAGTTAAACGACTTAGCTAAATCTATCAAAATAGGAGTAAACCGTGGGCGCTGAATTTACCGTCTCGGGTAGCTGGGACAAAACCGAGAAGTATCTTAACAAAACCGAGAAGTATCTTAAGTGACTTGGCTCCGGTTCAGCCACCCGCACGGGCTGAGCGTCTGGAGGGTTTCTTAATAACGTCCGACTTACGTCAAATGCGGTTCAGTTTGTTGGGTCACTAAGTAGCGGATTAACTATCTCTGGCTCAACAACCTGGGTGCTTGAGTAGCGCAGGCCAGTTACCGGCTACAGATAGCGGCTACAGCGCTGTCTCGGTTCAGGCCACTGAACCCCCCACCCGCAGGAGACAATAGAGGTTGATTGACCGCCGCAAAAAAGTGAAGGGTAGACCATGAAGCTCATATCCCCCGCACCCGCCGGTTGGGAATCTGCTGATTGGATGTCCTACGCCGGTCACAAGGGCAAAGATTACGGCTGGTTCAACGCAAACATCACCGGGTCACGGAGGGTAGTCGCTTCTGCTCCGGGCCGTGTGGTCTCTGTTCAAGATGGCGGCGGGGACAACCTCGGTTGGGGCAACCGCATCGTGGTGGAGCACACCCCCACGGTCCGCACCGCGTACAGCCACCTACGGACAGGGAGCCTCACGGTAGCCGTGGGAGCGACTGTGTTTGCAGGTCAGCACCTTGGAACAATGGGCGACACCGGACGCGCCAGCGGAATCCACCTGCACTTTGAGTTGTACATCTCCGGCACCCGCGTCGACCCTAACCCCTACTTTTCGCGTAACCTGCCGGGAACCGATACACCTCCGCCGTTGGCGGCTAACCAGCGCCAAGTGGGTCCTAACGGCGCGTATTCTCGCCAAGACCCCAACCGAAGCCGAGCAGCGGGAGCTCTCGCGCCTCGTGGCTCTGTCGTCACTCTGGTGGGCTTTACTCTTCGCGGCGAGAGCGTCGGCGGCAATTCTGTCTGGTTTAGCGCCGCGGGCGGTCTCTGGTACTGGAGCGGCGGATTCACCTCCATGAGCACCTCCGGCCTAGCGGACGTCACGCCCCTCCCCGCCCCGCCGGTCGTTGTACCACCGCCGGTCGTTGTACCTCCGCCGGTAGCCGTAGCGCCTCCCGTGGTCGTGCCAGTGCCAATCGTCGTACCGCCGGTAGTTGTCCCCCCGCCGGTAGTTGTTCCGGAGCCGGTAGTTGTTCCAGAGCCTGTAGTCGTACCTCTGCCAGCAGTCGTCGTACCGCCGGTAGTCGTACCCCCGAGTACCGATACCACCCCAGGATGGTTCACTCGCTTTGTCCAAGTGCTCTCTGAAGCACTCACTAAGTTCCTCAGCCAAAACAAGCCGTAGCGCCAATATCTCGTAAGGAGTTCCTGTGGCTAACTATCCCGGTGCGTCAGTCTCATTCGCCACCAAGGTCAACCTGCAAGATGCCGTCGACGCTAACGACATCAACCTCGTCTATGAAGAGGTTGCGGCGATTGCAAACACTGTCGGCCTCAACCCCCAAGCGCGTTCCACCGCATGGGGCATTGGGTCCTTCTCCAGCGCAGCAACGTCGCTTGTCACGGTCGGGCAGCGCATCAAAAACGTCGAAGACGGTGTCTTCACCGTCATTAACGACTTCGTGCGTTTGGCTGGTGGCTCAGTCATCCTGCCGACCGCGACAACAACTGTCAACCTCGCACTTCGGTCTGCCGTGAGCCAGACCGCGAATCTCTTTGAAGCACGAAACTCGGGTGGAATAGCGGTCGCCGCTATTACCCCCGCCGGAGCACTGCGCGCGCTGTCACTCGACGGCGGCAGCGCCTAACGTAGGGACCTAACTCGTGGCACGTTATGGCACCTTTCTGTACAACCCGCCCGGTGCGGGAGCTGTCCTGTACGGCACACAGCCCTCCTCATCTCTGGATGTCGAGCCCTTCGCCGTCCAGGCCTTGGACTACCGCAGAATCGACGTTCGGTGGGTACCTCCTTCGGGTTCCTTTAGCCGTTTCCGGCTTATCCGCAATCAGGGCAATATCCCCGAAAACGAAGAAGACGGCGTCTACCTTATTGACACCGCAATCGAGAGTGAGTACCGCAATACGCGGCTCTACCGAGACGGTCAAGAAAACGTCGGAGCGGCAGCAGTAGGGCTGACCCCGGGGGGCTTTGTTTTCTACGCCATCTGGCTCTTGCTCGACGATGGCTGGTTCCCCGCAAGCTACGCCTACACCCTGTTGGCTACGGACCACGCTGTGCCCCTGGGTGACGGCGATGCCCGAACTCAGACGACCCATGAGCGCATCATGGACCTCCTGCCGCGGGTGTACACCACCGCCACCGGTAACCCCCTCGATGAGGTCGACATCGACAGTGACCTCTGGACGTTTCTGGCCAGCATCTCCTACACCGTTGATGAGCTGATGACGTATGCTGACCTGCTCATCCCAGACCGCGATGCGTTGAATCTTTCCCCCGAGCGGCTCGCTCTTCGGGCGCAGGAGTTGGGCCTTCCCCTAGAGACCACCAGCAGCACCCGCCACCAGCGCAGGATGGTCAAAGATGCCCGGAACCTGTTCGCCACAAAGGGGACACTGCAGGGTGCGGCCAACGCCATCGAGGCAATCACGGGCTTTGCTCCGACAGTGACAGAATCTCCCAATAGGCTCCTTCGCTACCAGGATGGAACTTTTGCCCAAGACACCGGCCTCTGGGAGGCCAACGCCGGAGTTCTGTTAGACGCCGTGGATACCCTCCCGCCGCCGACGTCTCTTCAAGCCCCCAACTCCATCGACAGGTTCTTTACTGGCAAAGCAACAGTCACAAGCCCTAACGCCTTTTTGAGCTATGGCTTTTCCAGCCCCAGCACTCTCGGGATACCCGTTAGGGGGGACGTGTCGTATGCCTTCTCGCTGTACGCTCAGCGCACTGTCGATACAAACATCACACTGGCAGTGACCTGGCATGACTTCCGCGGCACTGCACTGTCGACCGTAACTGGAACTCCCACAGCAGCTACTGCTGCTTGGACGCGTCTCTCGCAGGGTCCGCTCGTTGCCCCGGCCACAGCGGCGTTCGCTACCCTCAGCGTTCGTTTTAGCGCCGCAAGTGTGGTGCATATCGACATGGTGCAGTTTTCGCTGTCGAGCGTTACAGAGTACTTTGAGCCGCGCTCGGTGGATGTCTTTTTGGAACCCAGTAAAACAAACCTGCTCCCTAACCCCAGCTTTGAGGCCACCGGGGCGCGTGCTGCCCGTCCTGGAAGAGCCGCTATCCTGGCCGCCGACGCAAGCACTACCGGCTGGGTTATCGACGCCGCCAGCAGTGACGTTATTGAAAGCCAAGGACCAGCGGGTGTTGACACCGGGGCGCGAGTGCTGAGGGTTGTGACTAACGCCGCTGGGCAAAGCGGTGTTTCTGCCACGATTACCGACCGACCACTGGGGGTCTGGCACTCCTGCGCTATCTACGCGCGCTGCACGGTGGGCGAAGTCGCAGTGCGCATGGTGGCGGCAGTCAGCTACTCAGACCAAACCCCCGCGGCGCGCATCGAGGTGCCTTACACCCTGACGGCGACATGGCAGCGGCTCTACGCGGTAGTCAGCACCTGCGCCGCCTGCGGGATTGGGCCAGACCAACTCGGTGCAAACCCCGCAGTGACGCTCTCGGTAGAGACCGACGCGAACAACGTCACTCTAGAACTCGATGCGGGGCAGATTGAAACAACGTACGAACCGCGAGACTACTTTGACGGGACCTACGTAGCAGGTGGCGCGAGCTGGGCCGGGGTCGATAACGCCTCTATCTCCTACAAGTACATGAACAAGATTTCCCGGCTAGAGCAGCTTCGCAAGGAGCTCCCCAACTATCTCCCCATGGAAACTCCGTACCGAGTGATAACGCACTTCGACGGCGGAACCCAGGTCGACTTTGTGGGCGTTGCATAACGCCGTACATCACGTACCTCACGTACTTGTGCTCAACCCCACCGCTATACCGAAGGAGAAATCATGACCCACTCGGCCCTCACTAACCAGATTCGACTGTCCCCGCAGTCCTCAGACCGCAACGGCACAACCATTGATACCTACCTCATTCACCACCAGGCTGGAACAAACGACGACGCAGTAATCGACATGATGGTCAACCGCACTCGGCAGGTCTCCTCGAACTACACCATCAGCAACGAGGGGCGCACCACCCTCGTCGTCGACGAGGACCTTCGAGCGTGGACCTCAGGCTCGACCCGCGATGGCGGCAAGGGTGCCGCGTGGGACCGGCGGAGCATCACCGTCGAAATTGAAAATGAGAGCGGAGCCCCAGACTGGCCCATCTCTGCCGCCGCCACTGACGCAGCAGCGCGGCTACTCAACGACCTGCGGGCGCGGTATTCCATCCGCACAGTCATCGGCCACCGCGACCTCTGGCTACAACACCGCGCCTCCTACGCAACCTTTTGCCCAGGACCGCACCCGGTAGCGGCCATCACCCAGCGGGCGGCAGAACTTTTGGGAGAGCCCGCAGGTGATACACCAACGCCCGGTGCAGCACCGGCACCAGCACCCGCGGCCACCACCAGCGTGGCCTCGGGCGTTGACTTCGGGGGCTTTGCAGGCAAGAACGCCTGGCGAGGGCTACAGACCTGGCTTGCCCGCGAGTGGGGCTACACCGGCATCATCGACG